AGTCCAAGTTCCATTTTTGCAATAATGTACTCTTTACACAATCCAGAGCGAACAATATCTTTAACGTCAAACTCAATGATATCAAAGGATGGCATTGCACGAAGAATTCTCATAAAATCAATGATACCATTCTTCTCGTTGGTACGCACAAGATCTGATTGAGTTGCATCACCACAGAACATAATTTTTGTGTTCTCACCGACACGAGTAATAATAGAATCTAATTCATGGAAATTTAAATTTTGAAATTCATCTACAATAATGATCGCATTATCAAGGGTTGTTCCCCGAATAAATGACGTACTCCAGAAACTAATCGTTCCTTGACTCTTGAGATTGCCATAAAGCATTTCAAAAGAATTATCATCTGGCATCTCAAACATATACTTCACCATATTCTTATAAGGAATCTGGTAGAGTGATGATTTGTCTTCATGATCTCCAGGAAGAAATCCAATCTCACGGGTGGCCACAAGCGATCTCACAATGTAGATCTTGTCATATGGACTCTTCTCATCAAGAACGTCCTGAAGGGCATTGTAGAGCGCGATAAAGGTTTTACCTGTACCAGCACAACCATATCCGACGATGTTTTGTCCGATTTGATATGATCTAAAAAACTCTTCTTGATTATCTGTAAGAGGATCAATTGTCTTCATGAAATCCAAATTGATTGGTTTCTTACGTTTCATTTGCTTGTTGCTCATTCCAAATGGAACTGGAGTTGCAGGTTGATTTCTTTTTCTTGGCATTATTCTAAAAGGGTTTTACTTTTGCTCCTGGCATTTTTGAAGCTTTACGGAGAACTTCGTTCCAACCTGGATTTTTATTCACAAGTCTTTGTTGCCACTCTCCAACTTCTCCAACTCCAGCACATCCTTGGCTCCAATCTTTATCCCAACCAGGGTTATCTTTTCTCCATTGTTCATACTCTACCATCGACATGTAGAGTTCTTTTGTTTCACCCGTTTCTAAATTTTTAACTGGATACGTTGGCAATTTCCACCTCCATTGTATGTAAGGATATTTATTCTATGATAATAGAAGGAGCATCGACACATTCGGAACACCCTTCACGTTCCCATCCAAGAGCAGATGAAATTGTTGGAAAGTGACAAGTGAAGATGCAACGAATTGCCTCTGCAACTTCCATGTGCTCTTTCTGAGTACCATGTGCGCTGCGAAGATCAATATAATGAATCCATGATCTCACACTACCTGACATGTAAAGACGTGTCATAGTTGCTTGAGGAAGTACAAACCTTGCACATTCTTTAGCCACGCCATATCCTAAAAGATCATTATAAAGTGACAGTGAAGATTTGAAATGATTATTGATTTGTTCTTGTAAAGACATCTTCAGATAATCTCCAAGATCATCTGTGCTATTTTGTCTATTTTTTGTATCTTGTCTCCTAAGATCAGGTACAGGAAGTTCAACTTGAAGTTCTGTACTGTCTGCATATCTTTGACTGAACTGCTGAAACGTGAAACTTCTGTGACGCAAGATCTGCGTAGCAATCGCCAACGAGGTATTAATTTCAACTGTAAGAAAAGCATGTTCAAAGATGCTCCAGTGTTGATTCTTAATACAATATTTAAGCAATCCTTCAAAATTAGAGTTCTCTTGATTCTTTGGATTACTTACGCGAGCGCAATATGCAATGTGCTGTTCAGCATTTGGTGTAACTGAAATAAGTTTTACTTCTGGTTTCATATTAGTCTGGGTATCCGTCATCGTCTTCAAAAATTTCGTCGTAGTCATTAATATGAGGTGCGACTTCCTCATACTTATAATTCTCTCTATTTGAATAGATTTCAGATTCCAAACAATCTACCAGAGACTTTAAGTTTCGAACAATAAGTTTTAAGTTCTGAATATCCATAAGTTATGGTTGTACTAACTCATTTTACATAAAAAAAGGAGGGTTGTCAACCCTCCTTAGATCTATGATGTTTTTTCCCCTTTCTTCTTTCAACCTTTCGAATTTCGGGAGGTTGTTTTTTGACGGGGAATTTTCTTTGCTCAGAGAATACACCATCGTTTGTAATGATACGAAATAGCACTAGAAGTGGTATCAGGTACTTCATCCCAAAGTGGCAATATAATACTGTGCGGCTTGAAGTTTCTTTTGCTTTTGAATCTGTGTGCGGATCACATTCAACCAATTCATTTTGTTACCTCCGAGTTGTGGCAAGGACGGTAAGCAACACCGCGATAGGTGTTTGCTGGATGTGCTGGTGCATGTGTTTCTGAATACCAGTGTTGATATTCTTGCTTAGGTGTTTCAGTGTCATATGCAACACCGCGATATACTACTTGTGACATTAGGTTTTCTCCTTAGTTTTTGAGGTTAAAGAGCGTTCCTTCAGTCGGCTTTTGCGTCTACTTTGCACGTTTTTGGAGAGATCTGTTTGATCTCCCAGATTAAATCATTCTTTACTTGAATGGGAATGTCCTGTTTGTGAATTCTCCCAGCAATTAATTGTGCTTGTAAGCAAGTTAGAATGAGTGCTTCCATAGATGAACGATCCGTTCCGAGTCGGCTTACTTCCGTCTGGATATTCCAGATGAACGATATAGGTATTATAGAACCTACATAAATTTATGCAAGTTATTTTGTAACTTTTGTTACCGTTCAATGTAACTTAATGTATGATTCGTTGCATATAATTGCTCAATAATTATATCACATCCTATCTTAGGATTGCAATCACCGCAAGTATAAACATCTACCGCTGCTTTTCCTTCCTCTGGCCATGTATGAATACTGATATGACTTTCTGAAAGTAAACACAATACTGTAACTCCCTGTGGATAAAACTTCTTATGAATTGTTTGACATACTGTTGCACCGCTTGCAATCGCGGCATTTACTAACAAGTCTGTAAGATAGTCTTCATCATTCAGAAGAACAAATGAACATCCATAGAGGTTCAGTAAATAATGTTTACCCATCAGTGTCGCTTAATAAATCAGATACAATCTTTTCAGTTCCATCCATAACCATCACTTGATAAAGTGGTGACTTCATATATTTTTTAATCTTCTTATACTTTTTCAGAAGTTTATTTACTTCGTCTTTGTTAATAGCAACTTCAATTTTTTCTTCACTAAATCCTTCACTCATTTCCTTTTCTTTTTATCAGGTGTTTTATTATCCCAAAGTCTAGGATTGACTCGTCCATCAGTGTATTCAATCTTTTTCAAATCTTCTCGATATTTATCCCAATACATATCAAAGATGTCTGCCATCTTATGACACATTACAATATCATAAGTGACGATACCATCTAAAAGATATGTAACCAAATGAGAATTGATGGGCAGCGATCTATCCTTCGCTACCCCCTTTTCACATTTTTCGTGTAGCACTGTACACATTAAGAACGTCCTCCCCATTGAATGTCGGGGTAAGCTTCTTTTACAACATCAAAAGAAATTTTGTATTTGGATTGCAGATTCTTATCTTTAACCAAACAAAGAACTTCTGACTCTAGTGGATGAAGTCCTTCAAGAATCTGAATGAAGATTGTTTCTCTACGAATCTTTGAAAGAGTATTATTGCCACCCTTTACAAAGTTATAGAAGTGCTTCCACTCTCTACGAAGAGATGAGTGATCAGTTCCAAGAGGATTCTCATTGGGACGGAATGGAACTTCACCTTCAGGCAATTCTGAGATTACTGATTCATCAAAGTTCCAAATCAGCAGAGACTTAAGAGCATCATTCTCATGCTCTCTTAAGAGTTCTACTTTTTTAGCATTAGTCTTTTGCGATGAAACGAGATCAAGAATCTCGTTCATGAATGGATTGGGAGGAAGTTTAACTGGTTCTGCTGTTGCAGTTGCTTTAGTCGTCCTCTTCGGTTTCGTCGTAGTCATAGTCATTTTCAAATCGTACAGATACTATTTCGTCAGGAATTACCTGGCCATTTTCATCAAAAAATTCTGGATGTAAGTATGGAGGCCTTGTTTCTAATAGATGTCTATAAGTCAACCAACCAATTATACCTCCTGTCATAAAAAAGAGCAACGTGAACATTACTGCGAATGTTATTACATATGCTGTTTCCATTTATTTTCTCCAGAGAGTTACTTTTTTCTCACGTCCAAATGAAATTCAAATCCAAAATGAAACTCCCTGCGAAAGAGGGAAATCATTTTGCCAAATCTCACTTGGAAAGTTTTTGGCTTTGGTGATTTCCTCCTCCTATTTCTAAGTAATAACTCAAAACCCCGATTGATCTCGGGTTCGGAATTATTTAGTTTGCTTTTTTCTTCGTCCCCTCCTCTTGTCATGATTATATCTCCAAGCATCCTCAAGGATGTCGTACAAGTAATTTCTGATTTTTCTAGCTTGTGGTTTTGGAATATGTCCGTATGCTTCTCTAAGTTGTTTATGAAGGTTATCTGGGCCTCCCTCAAGATACTCATCCAATTCCATTACCATTTCACTAATATTTGCTGCAGTAGAACTTTCAATGAACTGTTCTACATCAACTTTCTTCGCTCCTATGACTTGTAGATAGTCATAGAATTTTAACACAAATTGTCCATTAAATGCAAGATCAACTGCTTTCTCTACATCAAAATACATTTCATTAAAGTGTTGTTCCATTAAATAATTTTGTTTTCTTGAAGGTACTTGACTGTATCAGTACAACCACCGAGGTGTTTGTCATCCATAATGACTTGAGGAAATGTAGATCCTTTACCAAACTCAGCATAAAACTGTTCTTTGGTGAAGTCCTCATTTAATTTATACACCTTATGTTCAAGTTTCGATAATTCTAACACCTGTTGTATCTTTGTGCAATATGGACAACCGTCTTTCGAATAAACTGTGAACTTCATATTTCTTAATAGTTTTTGGGAATTATTTATACCATTATAGGGTGACTTGGATGAATTGTAAAGTTGAGGCCAAGTTGCTCTAATTATTTCTGCGAGCTTGTATGAAGTTTCTGAAGTTATCATATTGACTAAAAAAGGGGTGTTTCCACCCCCATCTTGAGTAGTTTACAGAGCATTACCTCTTGGCAATACTTCCTCTGGGAACACAAAGTTCTCGTGAGGTTGATCCACAGGAGCCATCCAAGCACGAAGTCCTTCATTGAGAAGAATGTTCTTCGTGTAGAATGTTTCAAACTCAGGATCTTCTGCTGCACGGATTTCTTGTGATACAAAATCGTATGCTCTCAAGTTAAGAGCAAGCCCAATAATACCAATAGAAGAAGTCCAAAGCCCCATAACGGGAACAAATAACATAAAGAAATGAAGCCAACGCTTATTACTAAACGCAATACCAAAGATCTGACTCCAGTACCTGTTAGCAGTAACCATTGAGTACGTCTCTTCTTCCTGAGTCGGTTCAAAGGCTTTGAAAGTGTTTGACTTTTCTCCATCTTCATAAAGTGTATTTTCAACTGTTGCTCCGTGAATTGCACAGAGTAATGCTCCACCCAGTATACCAGCAACTCCCATCATATGGAAGGGATTGAGCGTCCAATTGTGGAATCCCTGGAGGAATAGAAGGAAGCGGAAGATCGCTGCAACACCAAATGACGGCGCAAAGAACCAACTGGATTGTCCCAGAGGATACATGAGGAATACGCTAACGAATACGGCAATTGGGCCAGAAAACGCAATTGCATTATAAGGACGGATGCCAACCAGTCGAGCAATCTCGAACTGGCGAAGCATGAATCCTATAAGAGCGAAGGCTCCGTGGAGTGCCACAAAAGGCCAGAGTCCCCCAAGTTGGATCCAGCGGACGAAATCTCCCTGAGCTTCAGGGCCCCATAGGAGTAAAAGAGAATGTCCGAGAGCGTCAGCAGGAGTAGATACAGCAGCAGTAAGAAAGTTACAGCCCTCCAAATATGAACTCGCAATTCCATGGGTGTACCACGAAGTTGCGAAGGTAGTCCCTGTAAGCCACCCGCCAAGAGCGAGATAAGCAGTCGGGAATAGAAGTAGGCCAGACCAACCGACAAAAACAAACCGATCGCGCTTAAGCCAGTCATCGAGAACATCGAACCACCCCCGTTGTTGAATAGGTTGTGAAAGTGTTGAGGAAACCATTTATTTTACCTTTGCGTAGATTGAAGTATCACCATAATCACGGTGAATTTTATATCCGACGACAGCACCTTTGGTGTTCATCAAAGATGGCATGAATACAATCAGAAAGAAGATTGCGGGTGCTCCGAGAATCAGT